CCTCCTCCACCGAGTGACACGTTGCACCCGGCCAGCTTTTAGTCCGCTTTCGCGTGGACTAACTGTGTTATCCTTTATTGGATTAACTGTGTTGCCCAAATACGCTTCGATGTAATGAAGCGTCTCTCTTCGACATGTAGCCCCACATGGCCATCCGGCAATGTGTTACTATAGTCGAATTTGCGCAATTTATAAGCGTAATACGATAATATATCACGTTGACCTATTCGGTATGCTTTTGGCATAACAGAAGTGATCACCGTGCAAATAAAATCGCCATTCTTATCGCGCCTAAATCGTGATTGGTCTTCGGTTATAAAGCCGAAGTCGCCCACGATGTACGGCGTAAAGGTGAGACGCTTATGCTTATCTCGACTTTCGTCGATGATAAGGCGCAATGCATCTTTCACAAGATGCATGCCATTGCGCTTTCCCCAGCGGTATAGCCTATTATGGAGTCTAACCATCTCGAAGAGGTCATTACCAACGACTTCCTTTTGATAGACGGGCGTCACATCTTCTAAATCGAAGTAGTGACGTCCACACGACTCGTAGAAGCTACCTGTGTGATACGACTTCTCGGAATTAACCTTGAAGCCGCACCACTTCAGCGCTGCGACAACGGTCTCATAAGCCTGGTTAGGGCAGATGATATCGTCGCCGTAGACGCTAACAGGTCCGCTGTGGTCGCCCATTTCGCATACCGTTTTAGTGATCGCCCAAAAGATGAGCGACTCTAATTCGAATGTGAATGCGTTCCCCATACTGGAGAACTTGTTGAGTATATACCACTTACCGTCAAGTTTGGACCTTGGCGACCTGAGGTCGCAAAGGTACTCAAACCAAGCAGGAGGTAGTAATAATTCAACTAGGGCGTACGAGAGGGTGTCGCTAGCCGAACTCAAGTCAATTGTTGACAAACCATCAACAAGGGCTCGAAAGGCATACTCTTGGTTGACCGTCTGGTCATCAAGATCGACACCGAAACCTTTCAGACGTTTCCTTATGAAACGGCCTACACCCTGCTGCAGGAAAGCATTTGCAGTGGGTTCGGCCGCG